CCAAGTATCTCTTCACATTCACCAACTGATATTGCATAAACAACAAACAAGTCTTTTGATCTGTTTTGTGCTGTATCCATGTAAACAATTTGAGCACCTACCCTTCTTGTTCCATAAATAACTGGTATCTTGCCACCAGCAGCAGTTTTGTTAGCCATGATGTCTTGACCTTTAGCTAACATATCTGCCATTTGTCTAAAGCCTTTAACACCAGTTATAACTGTAGCTGCAACTAATGTCCAAGAAACTACTTTTTTAGTCAGAAACTTAGATATTGCTGCACCAATTTTTTGGAAAAAAGTTTTTTTACCCGGAAGTACTGGACCCAACATAATTAACTACCCCACCTTACATCTGATTTTACTTGTGTAGCAAATTCTAAACCTCTATCGCCTGAGTATTCTGCTTGTTGAGATTCATCTGAATAATGCCTACCTTTTGTTAAATTCCAATTTGCCCAATGCGAAGCTACTACCATATTTATAGTAGAATTTTTAATATCTTCTGATATAGATACATTTCTTATCTGGCCTGTAAAATAATTTATAGCACCTACTAAAGTTTCACTTTCATTGAAGTAAGCTATATATATTTCTACTGTTTTATTTGTAAATGCACCGCTTTGAACTAAACTTCTTACTTGGTTAGTAACATTTGAGAAAGATATATTTATTTCATCAATTTGTAACTGACCTGTTTCTGTTGCTGATTCAACTGTTAAAAAAGAACCACCAGCTTCATAAGAATTAGAATCATAACTAACATCTGAATACCAGTCAGTAAGTCTTATGGTTGTAGATAAACCTAATTCAACAAGAAATGCTGTTTTGGTTTGTTGTGCTGAAACTTGTGTTTGTAAATCTGTTGATAAACTTCTTGGCATTATGTTATTACCTCTCTAACATCAAATGAAATGCTGTAAAAACCACTAGCATCTGTACTATACATAATATCATTATTCTCAAGATATACAGTAAAAGATGGCTTATTTACAGTAACAGCTTCATTATTTGCTAAAGAGCTAACAAGATTTGGAGATATTTTTACAGCAGCAGCACCACCTGAAGCATTTGCATCTTCTTGCACCATATAAACTTTTGAATGGCTGGCAAATTTAATTAGATCACCAGCTTTTAATGCACCTGTTGTTTGTGAAAATCCATCCATGTTTACAGTATCTATTCCTGCTGAATGTGCGGTGTTTACAAGTATGTCTGTCTCGCCTTTACTTGCACCTAAATTATCTAGCGGTGCTTGTATTGTAAAGTTGCCAATAGCACCTTTTTGTTTTTGTAAGAAAGCAAATATCTCCTGTGCTTTCTCTTGTTGTATTGGTGGCATTTGAACTGTGAATGAAAAATACTGAGCGCCTATTTGTCTTGCAGACTTTTTACCTGATAAGGTTTGATTCAGTAATGTAGGTCTATTGTCTTGAAAGTTTATTGACCTAAAGTTTGGGTCTGTAGGAAATGCACCTGCCATTATATTATCCCCATTTTGCCTTGAGTATTCATAGCGTTGTTAATTATAGATGTTATCAATCCTTTTCTTGATACCAATAAATCATCAAAACCTTCAGCATCAACTGTTGATATGTTGAAGTTTACTGTAGCACCGCCAATAGCTTGTCCTTTTGTATGATCTATAACAGTTTCATTTGGATGTAGTATTGCTGGAAATCCGCCTTTACCATCTACACCACCTGCTCTTGCACCCATTCCTGTATAACCGCCACCATCTGCTGAAAATAAATCACCAAAACTACCAAAAGCCGAACCAAATGCACCAGTAAGAGGTTTTATTATCATTTGTTGTATTGCAATCCTTGCTAGTTGCTCAACAACATAAGTAGCAAAACTTTCAAATTCTAATTTTCCAGTTTTTAAACCATCAACAATAGCATTTTCAAACTTTTTCATTGTGTTTACTGCTGTTGTTTGCATTGTTTTATCAATATCTTCTAAGGTAGCTTGAAATACTTGCATAGGATTTAAGTTATCAACCATACCTGATTGAAATGACTCAAAGAATTTATTAGATGACAATGTGCCATTTTTTACTGCTTCAATTAATTGATCTATGTATTCAAGACTTGTATTACCCTCAGGATCAAATTTAAGTTGCTGATTCATTTCTAATAATGATCGTGCTACTTTTTGTATTTCATCATTTATTTCATTGTAATCTTTAAATACTTTTCTTCTTGAAATACTTACGTATGTTTGAGAGTTTGATTTAAGTGCTGCAGTTAGTTCTTCTAAATATTTTTTCTGATCTATAAATGCTGCTCTTGCTTTATCACTTTCTGAAACTATATCTCCAAATAATGCTTTACCTACAGCCGACATTTGAAATTCAACAAACTTCATTTGAAGTTCATCAAACATATTATTAAAAGATATGATTACATTTTTCACAGCTTCTAAAACAGAAACAGCTATAGATTTACCTAAGGCATCAAATCCACCAGCAGCGTTCTTATTGGCGGTTATTGTTTCACCAATTTTTTCTGCTATTAATTGTAAGGCTGGAACAAATGCTGAAGTTATATTATTTGCAAATGCACCTATCTGTAGTTTTATTACTGATACTGTATCATTAAATTTTTCAACACCTTTGATAGTATCTCTATCTAATATAATTCCTAAGTCATTAGCTCTATCAATAAATGTTTGCAGACCATCAGCACCATCTCTAAAGATTTCACTAAACTGTATTCCTGCTCTACCAAATAAATTGGCTAATGCTGTAGCTCTTTCAGCTTCAGAGCCAAGCTCACCTAACCCTTCAGCCACATCAAATAAAATTTCTTCGTAACTTCTTAAAGAGCCATCTTGATTTTTTATTTCTACGCCTAAATCTCTAAATATATCAGCTTGAGTTTTAAGTCCTCTGCCTGCATCACCTATTGATCTAGCAAATTTTTCTAAGCCTTTTTGAGTTTGTTCTACAGTAGTTCCTGACTCAATAGCAGCTAATTGAAATGCTTGTAATGTATCAGTAGCTATACCTGTTCTTGATGCTGTTTTACCAAGAGTATCAATATAATCAAATGATTTTTTAGTGAATAAAGCCAAACCAACAGCAGCACCAGTAGCAGCTAATCCTACCTTACCTACAGCCATACTAGCTTTACCAGCTACAGAGCCAACACCTTTAAGACCTTTAGTGACCTTATCAAATGCTGCTTTAGTTTTATCAACTGCGCTTAATGTAAATTTAACGTTTTTATTTGCCATTGTTTCTCTTTTCTTCAGCTAACTCTAGGTAAGCTATCCATCCTTGATATTCTTGGATACTAATCTGTTGAATTTCGTGTAAAGTCTTATTAAGTCTTTCAGCTAGTGCATATTGCACATATAAATTAGTATCCTTTATTAGTTTTTTTTCGTTTCCTCAATGGGTTCTTGACCCATGATTTTTGTAGCAACGCTTACTAATATCTCTCTATCAACGCTATTTAATAAGGCATTTTTATCACCTAAATCAAATAACTTATCTCCATTCTCATCTAATGCTTTGTATATAAGAACATAAGCCATCATCGTTAAATCATCTTCTTTGCTCATTTTATAAAGTTTAGAAGTTTCAGCTAACGTCAATGGCTTACTGAATATTCTTAGAGGTTTATCATTTTCACCCCACTCAGGCACTTCGATTACTCTAACATCTTGCTCTGCAAAATGCTTTTTTGCGTTATCTATTGCTGACATCGTCTTATACTGTTGTTGATGTTAATGCGCCAGTACCCTGTACTGAAACACTTGCTTCAACCAATCCATCAAATGATGCACTTCTTGAAACACCAGTAACAATAGCTGTACCTGTGTAATAAGTATCGCCTGAGTCTGCGCCTTCAGGATAGACATTTAATGTTACCTGAGAGCCAATAGTTAAAGCACCTTGACCATTAGTATCAGTCTCATCCCAAAATACATCTAAACTTCCTGAGAAAGAAGTCAATGATGATTTATAGGTTCTAGCGGAATCACCCATTGAAGTATCTTCTAAAGTATCAGCAGATTCTTCAATAGAATATGATCTTATTTCAGCTACAGCATTAGTACCGACTTTTACAGTACCTTCACTTCCTTTATGTGTTGCCATTTTCTTTTACCTTGTCTTTCGACTTTTTCTTAGAAGAAGATTTAATTTTATCTTGCGAATGGACTGCTTCCTCTTTCCAACCCATATTCTTTAATGACTCAACCTTAGAAGGATGAGCTATTATAGAAACTTTACCATTTGGACTAAT